TTAAGGATTCATCATATAATAGACGATCGCAATAATAAGCAAGTGAAGCGGATAGAAGCTTCGCCATAGGAAGCGCGGAATGCGTATGCGCTCTATGCTCCGCATCAGTTCAGGCGTATAAACGATCCATAAAGTTGAGAGCAAGCTGAACAATTGCAGAATCCAGCCTTTATAGAAAATACTAACCACATTGAGCGCCAAATGAAGCACCACCATCATGTGAGGCGCAGCATAACGGTAGATGAGCATTAAGGCCAGCGCATATCCGCCGTAATCGAATGGCAGGACTTCCAGCAGCACGAATATAGCAGCGGTGGCCAGGACGGCGGTAATCGGCTTGCCCTTAAGCCGGTCCAGCAGAAGCAAGGCCAGCAGGCAGAAGAACAGCGTAGCAATGACGTTGATCTCCAGCACTTGCAAGCGGAAGGCCAGCTGATATGGGATTTGAGAGATGACGGCAAGCAGGCCGACCCTGGTCAAATAGCGGGTAACGTCCCTGGTCCGGGAGTATCCGATGACCATGGCGTATATATAGAACGGCAGCGACAGCCTTCCGATAATGCGCCAGACGTTATCCTCGGGATGCCATACTACACCAATATGATCGATTAACATGGTTAACATGGCCAGAAACTGAATAAGAATCACCTTCGTCCGATGCAAGTTGTGAGCAGACAGCCTTATTCAGTATATCATAAGGCAGCTGCATCGCTATGAAATTGGAGAAGGAGAAGACCTCGTGACTCACGATGGGGCGCGGTCAGGAGGTCTACGCAGCATGGCCGATGCAGGCGATGTGGAACGCAAGTTACAGCCCGGCGTTTTTCTTCAGTCTTTGCGCGATTTCCATAAACTCTTCAGGCGTGATGCCAGGTGCGAATTCTTCAGGCAATCCGCTCAAATCCGGGATCGGAGCGCCTTCGGGCGCGCCTTGGATGACCTCAAGCTGCGCTCCAGTCTGCGGGTTCTGTCCGTTCCAGATGAGCACGACGTCCTTGAAGTCATGCGGGCTGAATGTATACAGCTTGTTCCCCAGCCCCATAGCCTCGTATTTGCGCGCAGCTTCGAAGTGATCGTTGCTTAGGTTCGGAATCGGGATCAGCTTCTTGATATCGACGCCGGTCGCCACCTCCAGTGCTTTCGCATAAGCCAGCACATGCACGCCGCCGCGAACGAGCAAGTAGCCGATCATGGCGCGGGCAGTAGGATGGTTGGTCATTTCATATACGCGCATCTTGTGTGTACGCGCGCCGCATTCCAGAAAGAAGTTGTGCAGCAGGTCGAGCACGAGGTTGCCGCTGTTGAATACATAGTCGCCAGCCCATGGGCGTCCCATGGAATCGCCGGCTAATGACGTTTGCGCTGTAGCAATAAAGAAATAGCTGTTCCGCTTGTCTACGCCCGGGCGGAGCGGGGCGCTATCGGGATCGCCCGGACTGGTAGTGCCGGTCAGCACCATGTTAATGGCGGTGGAGACCAGTTCGACATGGCCCAGCTCCTCGGCCGTAATGCTTGCGACTAGATCATAGAAGGGCTTGAGCTTCTTCTTCTCTCTGAAATTGAAGGACTGATACAGGTAGTTGTTGAGCGTCGACATCTCTCCGAACTTCCCGCCAAGCAGCTCCTGCACGGCGGCAGCGGCATTGGCGTCGGCATAAGGAGAGGGAGGAAGCTCGATCTGCAGCCTGTTTTGACGTTGGAACATGGGGGCATCACCTCTTTCCTGAAAAGGATTTCTTTGGCTCCGGGTGACGTGTATAACAAGGTAAGGCTGAGCAATTCGTACAGCACCAGCGGCAGTATAGCGTTATACTGCGCGATGATGACCTGCGGGTTATGCATGGTAACTTGCAAAAGTATTATTACATAGGTATGCGAAAGAAAGCGGCGGCATACGTGGTGGAGGGGAGGCCACACTAAATCCCTTGACATCTCATGTGAAAATTCGTACTCTATTATTTGTCGATTTTTCACAGGGTATCAATGATTGCGATTAATAAGCTGGTGTAGCTCAGGGGGAGAGCAACGCACTCGTGATGCGTAGGCCGGGGCTCAATTCCCTTCACCAGCATAAAAGAATGACGCGGTTCCCGCATGGGACCGCGTCATTGTTTTTAGTGTTAGTTTTAATTATCCTTCAGCTTCTTCTCTTGCCTGCGTTTCTCCTTAAAGGCTCTGAACATCTCCAATTCTTGCCTGAGATGCTCGGCTTCCTCTTCGTCCATCGTTTCCGGAGGCCCGCCTAACCAGGCGATATACACACCGGGAATCGGACCCTCGCTTGTCTTCGCAGCGGATGGCGATGGATCGTCCGTGCGGCCCAGCAAATAGTCGATGCTTACGTCAAAGATATCGGCAATCTTGTGCAGCGTATCTTCTCTTGGTATGCGGTTCTTCTCTTCCGACTCATAACCAGCAATAGTCGGGCGCGATACGCCGATGCGCTCAGCCATTTGGTCTTGTGTTAATTTATGTTTTTCACGGAGCATTTTAAACCGTGCATGGAAACTAGGCATTGTATCACCACCGGAACATTATACACCCATTTTACTGAAATATGTTCCTAAAAGAAACGTAATTTATCGGAACAAAACCGTTGACAATGTTCCGTTAAGGAACTAATATAAGAAATAAGAGATGTTCCTTATCGGAACTTAGGGGGTGAGGGCGATGAGAGAATCACTAGCGGAGCGTCGGCGCTGCTTGAACTTAAGCCATGAAGCTGTAGCTGAAAGAGCCAATATCTCAAGAGCGTACTATAGCAATGTGGAAGCTGGACGCAAGGATCCTTCATTTAAAGTGATGAAAAGAATTGCGGATGCGCTTGATTCAAGAGTAGATGATCTTTTTTTTAATTATGATGTTCCGAATAGGAACGATGGGCAATGTGTCATAGCAGTTCATTGAGAGAAACAAGAGGAGCGTGCATGAAATGCAAGAGCAACTAGCCGTATTAATGAAGTGGATGGAAGAAGCTCAGGAAAAAGGGGATCCCGCCGTTCATGATCATTTGAAAATGGTAGCCCGGATTCTTGGATTGCAAATGGCACAAATGGCGAAAGTCGATGAGATGCCTCAATTGTTGATGAAATTGATTGATGAAATAGGGAAAGGCGTAACGGCTGGAACGCTTTTGAAGCATGGCGTATCAGGAAAACTCGATGTGCGGATGTTCAATATTTCGTGAGACAGCCTGCTGTTGCGGTAAACATTTTGGCACGTTAGGGGATGAGAGTATGCCTCGGCACAGCTATCCGTTTCCGATGTACTCGGGATTGCTGGAACAAGGACATTACAAAAAAATAGGCGGCGCAATATGGCTTTTTCTATGGTGCGTCAGCGCGACTACAGCAGAGAAGGAAAAGGATGCCATAGTCTGGGGCATTGTGCTTGGGAATAAGCCGCTGCAGCTTGCTGAGCTGGCCCAGAAATTTGGCGTTAGCGACAAAACGGTGAGCAGATGGATCAATATCCTGGAGGAGTATCAGTACATAAGAGTTACCCGCGCACCTCGAGGGCTTATTCTATCCGTCAGACAATCAAAGAAATTTGCGGCACCGGCATCAGACAATAGTGTACGGGCATTCGCTAGCGATCATACAGATCTGTCTGATCAGCGGGACAAGAGTGTCGGATCCAATAAAGATATTACAGCTAGTCCTGTAGTTGTTGTAGTTGAACAGGAGAAACTGCAACTCATTCAAGAGATTGAACAACATTTTCTATTCCGGCGGGGAAGGGGCTATGCTGTCAGTCCTTCCGACTTTGAAGAAATACAAAGATTGGTCGTCAGCAATGTGCCATTATCGTTAATCCTAACTTGTATTGATCGTGCTTTCGATGAATTCAAGCCGCGCCATTCCCGGGATGAAATCCGCAGCTTTAACTTTGTTGTACCTCGCATTCTGGACGCCTGGGAGAAGCTGAAAGCTACAACTGCAGCGGTGCCGCCCGCTGCAGTCGCCCCTGGCTCAAGCCCCCGCAGGAACGGATTTATAAGCAAGCAGCAGCAAGAGCTTAACGAACTGGAGCGGCTTCGGGAGGAGGAGTTGAAACGTGAACAAGCTTCAGCTTATTGATCTCTTCGGCATCATCAAACGCACGTATCCAAGCTTTGATATCAGTCAGCCAAGCATCGAGCACTATGCGAAGTATTTGCAAGATTTTCCGTACGAGACAGCTTGCGCGAATATGGAGAAGTACATGCTGACCGAAAGATTCCCTCCGACGATAGCGGATATTCGAGGGAGAGCCGGAGATCTGAAGGATTCTGAGCGCAGTAAAGCAGTGGCTGCGGAGCATATGGCGAAGCTGGATGCCTGGGGGACAGGGAGTCATCCGCCGTCGGGTTATTGGAAGCAAGTTATGAACAATTTGCGAGGTGGTACGGGTGATTGAACATGATAAAGTGCTAGGAACAATGGGGATCGAGACGCCTTATGACCTTCAGGCAGAGCAAGCGGTAATCGGTTCGATTCTGTTAGATCAGACTGTCTATGATAGCGTAACGGACATTTTGCAAGGCGGAGAGTTTTATGAAGAAGGACACGCCAGAATACTTCGGGCCATGCGGCAATTAAAGGAGTCTGGCCAGCCGATTGATCTTGTAACTGTAACCGCGCAACTTCAGGATTCGGAGGAGCTCGCTAAGACAGGCGGAGTCGGATATTTGACTCAAATGGCTCAATCGGTGCCTGATGCGGCTAATGCAGCTTATTATGCCGGACGGGTACAACAAATGTTCCTTCGGCGCCAGGCTGTAGAAGTGGCGTTTCATTTGCTGCAAAATGCGGGTGAAGAGCGGGACGTGAGAGGGTTTATTGCGACGGCGGAGAAGGCTGTGTCCAAGCTATCCGATCAAACAGCGCCGGCACAGGAGTTCGCAGGGATGAAGCAAGTGCTGATGAAAGTTTGGGAGGAAGCGGAGGAGCGCTTTAACGCAAAGGATACGAATCGCGGAGTGACCGGAATTCCTTCCGGATTTCTCGATCTTGACCGGATGACAGCCGGCTTTCAGCGAAGCGATTTCATCATTGTTGCAGCTCGCCCTTCCGTTGGCAAGACGGCTTTTGCCCTTAACATTGCGCAGAACGCAAGTGTGCGGGAAGGGAAGACGGTCGCGATTTTTTCGCTGGAGATGTCGGCTTCCCAGTTGGTGCAGCGCATGATCTGCGCCGAAGGCCAGATTGACGCAAGCCGGATGCGGACAGGCCGCTTCGAGGCTGAGGATTGGGAGCGGATGGCTCTGGCGGTCGGAGAATTGGCGAATGCAGACATTCATATCGATGATACGCCGGGCATATCGGTGAATGATATCCGCGCCAAGTGCAGGAGGCTGAAGAAGGAACGCGGCCTTGGTATGATTCTGATCGATTATTTGCAGCTTATTCAAGGAAACGGCGGACGGAAGATCACCCGCCAAGAAGAGGTGTCGCAGATCAGCAGGACGCTAAAGCAGCTGGCACGGGAGCTTGATGTTCCGGTTATAGCATTGTCTCAGCTAAGCCGCGGTGTGGAGCAGCGGCGGGACAAACGGCCCATGATGTCCGATTTGAGAGAGTCCGGGGCGATTGAGCAAGATGCCGATGTAGTGGCCTTTCTTTATCGGGATGATTATTACGATTCGGAGTCTAGCAAGCAGAATATTATTGAAATCATTATATCCAAGCAACGGAACGGTCCCTCCGGGGTAACGGTAGAGCTGGTATTTTTAAAACAATTCAACAAGTTCGTAAATCTGGAGCAGATATATAAGGTCGCGCAAGGCGAGCAGGAACTGAAGGTCAAAGGAAACCGGATCCCGGACATGTATCGTGGGAGCGGGAAGCATAGATCGTAACATTATTGAGAGGATGAGGTGGAATGGCTATGGTATGGCATTCAGATTTATTCCCCAAAGCATCGGAAGCCGAGCTACAGCGGACGAAGTTTCTGCTGAGCAAATATAAGAGCATGTGCATGCTTATGGATGATTTTGAGAAATACGAGGCGGATATGAAGCAGGTGGCGATTGACGGAGAAATAGCCAGGCGGATTGACCAGGAGGATTTGCATGCCGACAAAACAGCGAATGCGGTAATCGTGGCTGAGAAACAGCGGTGGGTGTATGAGAAGTACAAAATTTATACCTTCCACCTTCGCCGGGCCGCGGCATTGATTCCGGACGAGGATGCCGGCCACGCCATCCAATATCGCTATTTGAAGGGGCATTCGTTTAAGGAAACCGTGCTGTTTTTCCGAAGCGGCATGAGTGACAGCACGGTACGCCGCAAATTGCTGGAGGGAACGGCCAGTATAGCCGGAACCTTAAAGCTGATCGGATTCTTTGATCAGGACAACGCGGAATTCTGATTGAAGCCTGAACATAAGGTGACTGTAAGATGAACACCACCTGACGCCCTGTCCATGGTATATTGGTATTGTGATAAATGAGGTTAACGCCTCAACCCTAATAGCCGCTCCGCAAGGGGCGGTTTTATATGTTCCGATTAGCAGAATCCAGTCATCTGCAAGGATAGGAAGAGGCACTCCCGCTACCCGCGAGAGTGCTTTTTTCATGCGATGGGAGGTGAGTCCATGCAAAGCCGATACCAGAAGATGGTGTATATCGATGCCATCGAATTTGACAATACAGCAGGCAATCCACAAGCCATTATCGAGTTTACCGGTCTGCCCATTAGTGTAGAGTACACCAATGAAGGTGTGCAGGTGCGTGTCATTCGCGGAGCCTACAGCGTACTTAACGCAAAATTGGGAGAGCTCATTATTAAAGAGGCTAATGGTTTGTTGCGCGTCTGCACTCGGGCGGAGCTAGAAGCTGAATATGACCTTGTGGACTAACGGGCTGCGGCTGAGACTGCCGCAGCCCTTGCCGATTCCGTATTGCCGGCAATAGCAGGACATCACCAGGTACGCTGCTAAGGTATCCATGAAGAGGAATACGGAGGGATGATCATGAAGCAGGAGTAGGAACCAAGAGAAGCTGCAAGATCAAGAAACTCGGGGAGATGATGCCGTGCAAGTGACGATAAACCAAGTGCGCCATGCTGTTCATAGCGCTTTGGAAGCCGCCTTCCCGGCCATTCCGATTACCGAGGAGGAGAATAAGCAGATGCTTGATCCTCCTCGATTTGTCGTGCGCCTGCTGGAGCAGACGCATACGCAGGAGCTGGGCCGGCGGTATCGGCGAGAGTATCCGTTTGTTGTGCAGTATAGCAGTCCGGGGGGATCCCATGACGACATGTACAATATGGCGGAGCAACTAATGACCGTGCTTAATTGGATTACGGTTAACGACAGCCGGTGGCCGGGACAGAGCATGAAAGTGCAAATGATTGAAGGAGTTCTGCAATTTTCTGTGACTTACCGCATGTTGGTATGGGAGCAGGAACCTGCCGTTCCGGCTATGCGGAACATGGCTCAGGAGGGAAAGATCAATGGCTCGTAAAGCGAAAGCGTCGGAGCAGCAGGCTGCGCCAGATGTGTCGCGCTATACGAAAGAACAGCTTCTGCAATCCCGGCAATGGCCCGGGAGAGAGAAGGATATTCTTTGTGTAGTTCTTGAAGACGGAAAACAATATGCAATTGCTGAGGCCAATAAGGCCATCCAACATTTTTTGAAAAGGGAGGCGGTTTAACATGGCCGGAGGCACATGGGTAGACCAAAACAAAGTAAGACCTGGCGTTTATATTAATTTCAAAAGCGCGCCGAAGCCGCTTGGAGCTCTTGGAGAGAGCGGCATTACATCGATGGCCCTGACATTGCCATGGGGAGCACCGAAAGAAGTCATGGCGATCGAGGCAGGCGACGACATTCGCGCCCGTCTTGGGGTGGATTTGACAGACTCATCTGTCCTGCTCCTGAGAGAGGCGCTGAAGCAAGCGAAAACGGTGCTGCTGTATCGTCTGAACTCGGGTACGAAGTCCAGCGCTACGATTGGCAGCTTGACCGCTACTGCGAAGTATGGCGGTACACTGGGCAATGATCTGAACATTGTCATTCAGAAGAACGTCGATGACGAGAACCTGTTTGATGTGTATACCATTCTGCGCGGCGCAGAAGTCGACAAACAGACTGCTGCCGATGCGGCAGGCCTGAAAAACAATAGCTATGTGGACTTCAGCGGCATTGGCAGCCTGACGGCTACGGCCGGAGCAGCGCTTGAAGGCGGCACCGACGGCACAGTGACCAATCAGGACCACATGGAGTACATGACTGCAATTGAATTGCATGATCTGAATACGATCGCTTATACCGGTACAGATGTGGCGCTGAAAGGCGTGTACACAGCATTCGTCCGCCGACTGCGCGAGACGGAAGGCAAGAAGCTGCAGCTGGTTCTGGAAAACGATGTTGCTGCCGATTACGAAGGTGTAATCAGCGTGAAAAACGGCGTTGTCCTGTCGGACGGCACTACACTGACAGCTGCTCAGGCAACAGCATGGGTCGCAGCGGCAACAGCTGCCGCACCGGTTAACCAGTCGCTGACTTACAGCGCTTATGATGGCGCGGTAGATGCGTCTCCTCGCTATACGAATACGCAAATCGTAGCGGCGCTTCAGGCAGGCGAATTCGTGTTCACGTCCAATCAAGGCCGTGCGGTCGTCGAGCAGGACATTAATACGCTGACCAGCTTTACGCCGGACAAAGGCAAAGCCTTCGGCAAAAATCGCGTCATTCGAGTGCTGGATACAATCGCAAACGATGTGCAGCGCATTTTCGAGAGCTTCTATATTGGCAAAGTCGGCAATAATGCGGATGGCCGCGCATTGCTGGGCGCAGAAATTATTAACTACCTGCAGACTTTGCAGGGACTTAATGCCATTGACGAGTTCGATAGCCAAAGCGACATCTCCGTTGCGGAAGGCAGAGATTCGGATTCGGTCGTTGTGACCTTGCATATCAAGCCGGTAGATGCCGTTGAAAAAATTTATATTAGCGTGGAGGTGAAGTAAGATGCCTATTTTTCGTGAGACAGATGCAATTAGCGGCAAGCAGGCAAAAGCTTACGCTAGCATTAATGGTCGGGTAGAAGAATTGTTTTATGCAAAATCTCTTGAGGCAACGATTGAGAAAAATAAAGTGGATGTGCCGGTGCTTGGCAAGACCAATACGCCGCAACGCTCCGCGGGTTGGTCGGGTTCCGGAACAATGACAATTTATTATGTTACGTCTGTGTTCCGTCAGCTTATGCGTACGTACATTCAAACAGGGCAAGACTTCTGGTTTGATTTGATGATCGTGAACGAGCAACCGGGCAGTAGCACAGGCAAGCAGGTAACTCATCTGCTTAATTGTAACCTTGACAGTGTCATTGCTGCGCGTTTCGATGCAACAAGCGACGATATGCTAGAGGAAGAACTGCCGTTTACATTTAATGATTATGATATTACTGATCAATTCAATTCTATTAACGGCGCCTAATCAGGCGCCTTTCTAACTTTTGGAGGGATAACAAATGAATTTACAAGATTTCTTGAACAACAATCTGGTTAACAATTTGACAGAGGAAGTTGTGATATCGCCTCGATTTGTGGATGACAAGGGTATTGTGATGAAATTCAAAATTAAAGCCATGACGAATACGGACTTTGACGAGCTTCGTAAAGTCAGCATGGAAATCAAGAAAAACCGAAAAGTGGAGTTTGACTCCCGTAAGTTTAATCTAAATATGATTATTAACCACACGATTACACCGGACTTTAAGCAAGCTGAGAGCTTGAAAAAGCTGGGAGTGCGTACGCCGGAAGAGTATGTTGAAAGCGTGCTGCTGGCTGGCGAAGTGACCACTCTAGCTGAAAAAATCCAGGATTTGAGTGGCTTTAATAAAGAGATGGGTACACTCGTCGAAGAAGCAAAAAACTAATACAGGGGGGCGACGCAGATGCAAACTATGCGTATTATGTCCTCCATAAGTTTCACAAATGGCCTGGTGAATTTTTAGCTCTCTCCCGAGAGGAAAAAGCCTTTGTGATAGCTTGTATCGATGAGAGGCTTGCCGCTGAGAAGAAGCAAGCTTCCAAGGCACGAAGAAAGTAATTAAGTTCATACACGTAGTGCTGAGGGCTGGTCACTAATTGGCTTAGCCCTATCGCGCTGCGCTGTCGTACCAAATGTTTTAGTAAATATAAACAAGCACTCTTCAGGTGAGGGGTGCTTGTTTTTATTTACTCGGGAAGGAGGAGAATGTATGTCTACTATAAAATCGGCTATTAGCATGATCGAAGCTATGAAAGTTCCATTTCAGAAAATATCGAAATCGATGGATGCTTATTTGATCGCAAGCTTGGGACAAATCGAGGTCAAGTCGATGTCTATTGCCAAGACGAAAGCGGCGCTCGCGAAAGCGGATGGGAATATGTCCAATTCGATTATGCGGGCAGTAGCAGCTCAAGAGAAGTTAAAAAAAAGCATTAATGAAACTCCTGTTTTGAAAATTCCGGAGGGACGTTCGGGTCCGCTAGCAACGACAGAAAACCAGGTCTCCCAAGCTTCGAGAGCAGCGTCAAATGTTATTGAATTCCCGGCTGCTAGAGCAGCAGCAAGGGCATCGGATTCGCCTGTTACTAGAGCAGCAGGAAAAGTTATCGAGTTCCCTAAACCCAAAGTTGCAACACCCGAGCCTGCTCCGGAGCAACCGAAATGGGACCAGTGGAGCGCGCCAGAAATATTTCAAACAACTGGTGCAGAGAGACACGTTCAAGAGATAGAGGCATTGAAGACAAAATTGGGTGAACTTTCTTCCTTGCAGAAGAAACTCGATATGTCAGGAGTAACATTTTTGCCTTCTTCGGCTAGCGAAGATATTAATAAGCTACAACAGAGACTACAGCAATTAGGTACTAAGTTGCAACTCGTTGAGCAACAAAAAGCAGGATTAAGTAAAAAGGCTAGCCCTGAGGCATTTGAAAAATTGAATGAATCTGCAGCAAAAATTAGAAATTCAATTCATGATGCTATTAGCCAGCAAAACGCTTTAAACAATGCGATAAAGGCTGGAGATTTAACTAAGACTCAAAAAGCTTATAATAATTTAAATAGCATAATCGATTCCGTAGAGGTGGGGATAAGGAGTAACAAAAAAGAGCAGGAACGATTTAATGCAAGCCTCATCAGTGGGCAGGGTGCGGCTAATGGATTTGCGAGTAAAATCAGAGATGTGGGAAATGCTTACCTGGGTAAGGCCATCACCCAATTAAGATCTTTTTTAAAGACCTCCTTGGCAGGTGCTAATGAACAGCTTCAGGCCGAGCAACGCTTGCTATCCGTAATGAGCAGGACAAATGGGATGACACAAGATGGTGTTGATCATGTTAGAAAACGTGCACGAGAACTGGAAGGTACAACAACCATAGATGCGGCTACAGGTGTTCAGGGTCAAGCTCAGTTGGCCCAATATGTTGCTGATCCTACTAATATTGCTGCTATGACTGAAGCGATGTATAACTTGGCGGCAGGAACCTATGGAGCAAATGTTAGCCAGAGTCAGTTGATGCAAACCGCTGATATGATGGGTAAGGTAATGACAGGAGATACTAGCGCCTTGTCTCAGATCGGTCTTGACATTGGCACAGTCTTTAATGAGGCAGAACAAAGCTTGCTTAGAACCGGTACAGAGGCAGAACGGGCAGCACTTGTCATTAAAATGATTGATGATAATATGTCAGGACTCGCGGAAGCTATGGGGCAATCACCTGAAGGACAAGTACTGCGTCTTTCGAATGCATGGGGGGCTATACAAGAAAAAATAGGTTACGGCCTTATGCCTATAATCACACAATTTGCATCATTTTTAATCGAAAATATGCCTTTAATAGAGAGTATTGTACTAAATGTTTTTGGTAACATCTTCGACATTATTGAGCAGGTTATGTTGATCGGAATGAGTGCGGCAAGTTTCATTATGGATAATTGGAGTTGGATTGAGCCGATAATTTGGGGAGTTGTAGCTGCGTTTGGGGCATTCTTGCTTATTACCAATGCTGTGGCCATTGGTGCAGCAATTTTAAATGCAGTACTTTCTGCTAATCCATTCGTATTGATAGTTTCACTTATTATTGGAGTTATTGCAGCACTTGTGATGTTAGCGAGTAGGAATAGCGAGGTTGCAGCAACCATACAGAGCAAATGGAACGGCTTTCTTAATTTCATGGATCAAATACCAATATTCACACAGAGAATGGTATTGGGTGTGATTAATTCAATAAACGATATGAGGGTAAAGATGTTACAAGGTCTAGCTGATATGATTGTTAAGGGTATGGGCCTTCTTAATTCACTATTTGAAGCGCTTAATAAAATACCTGGTGTTAATATTGGATTTGAGTTTAATGAAGAGATTGCATCCAAAGTTAGGGATAAGATTGTATCTAAGGCAGAAAAAGATGCTGAAGCTTTTAGGAAAGGCAGCGAAGCATATCTTTTAGTACAAGAAACAAAGGCTGCAAATAAGGCGGCAGAACGTCAGAAAAAAGTGGATGACCTTCTTGATAAAGAAAAACAGAAGGAAAAGAAGGAAAAAGAAGATGAACGATTTGCACCACCGCCTCTTCCTGGTATGGATAAATTGCCGACTGGTGCATGGAATGTAGGCGATGGCAGATTAGATAATGGCAACATTAAAGAAATCGGCAACGTAAAACAGGTTGATAACATTAAAGGTTCTGTAGAAGTGAGCAGCGAGGATCTGAAGATGATGCGCGAGCTGGCTGAAATGAAAAACATTCAAAACTTCGTCACGCTGCAGCCAAGCATTAACTTCGGCGATACACATGTTCGCAACGAAAGCGACTTGAATACGATTGTATCCAAGATTTCTCAAAAGTTGGAAGAAGATATTGCCGTTAGTGCCGACACAGCTTACGGATAGGAGGGATAATAATGGAGATCTATGGGGTTGAGTTGAGCTTCAACAACAAGGCCAAAGGCGAGGTTTTTCAGCTTCCGGTAAATCCGTCTTCTATGGAAGTTAGTGAATCAGGTCAGAGTAAGGGTTACAATGTAGCCAGCCTTGGCGAAATTAATGTTATCAAAGACCGTAAGCTGACGGAGTACAGTATGAGCGGTATTTTTCCAGCTCAACATTATCCTTTCATAGCGGAGTCTTTGACTTCTCCCAACAACAAGGCAAAGAAAACTCCTGACGAGAAGGAGCAGAAGGAGCAGAAGAAGCCGGAAAAGGTTATCCTGTTGAAACCAGATGTCTATATCAAGAAAATTGAAAGCTGGATGGTGACTAAACGTCCCATCCGCTTTATTTTTTCCAGCTCGACTTACGATATAAACACACCCGCGTCAATCGAATCTTTTGAATGGAAAGAAGTTGCCGGTGGTGGCGGGGATATTGAATACAGCATTAAGCTGCGGAAATATATCTTCTATGCTGCCCGAAAAATTGTGCAGAAAACAGCAAATGGCACGACAACTGCCAGTACACAGGCAGCGAGCTCAGCACCGCGGCCCAACGAGAAACAGCAAGCTAAAACGTATACTCTTGTCTCTGGAGACACACTTTGGAAAGTTGCCCAAACTCAGCTGGGCAATGGCGCGCGCTGGAAGGAAATTCAAAACCTTAATGGTATTAAGGATGCCGACTTGAAAAGGCTGTCTATCGGAAAGGTGTTGAAGCTGCCTTGATACGTGTGAAAATCATTAATAAACAAGGTGCCGAGTGGGATATATCTGAGATCGTGGAAGGCGTGACATGGAAGACTTCCCGCATTGGTCGGGCAGGCAGCCTTAACTTTAATTTGATCAAAGGAGCGCCGCTCTATCAGTTGAAGGATTTCACCTATAGCAACGGTGATGTGGTTCGTTTGCGTGTCGGCAATACCGATGTATTCCATGGTTATATCTTTAGCATAGATGGAGGCCGTGATGAGTCGGTTAAAATAACTGCCTATGATCAGATGCGGTATCTCATGAACTCGGATTCTTATGTATTCACAGGTGTGACAGCGACAGAAGTACTGAAGCGAATTGCCAAGGACTTTGAAATCAAGCTTGGAACAGTTGCCGATACCGGTTATAAGATCAAGACGATGAGCGAGACAGGTCAGAAGCTGATGGATATTATCTGTAAAGCCATTACACTGACTTTTGCGAACACCGGCCGAGATTATTGCTTGTATGATGACTTCGGCTCGTTGTGCTTACGCGACGTTAACGATGGACAACCTGATTTAATCATTGGTGACGGCAGTCTCATGACGGATTATAGTGTTAAAACTTCTATAGACAATGACACTTACAACTATATTAAGCTGTACAAAAATAATCAACAAACCGGAAAACGCGAGCTTTATGTAGCTAAAGATACCGTCAATATTAAGCGATGGGGGTTGCTCCAACTCTATCAAAGCGTAGATGAAAATGCTAATGACGCTCAGATCGATGAGCTGCTCAGCAATTTGTCTTTTATTAAAAACAGAGAGAGTAAATCACTCAAAATTAATGCACTTGGCGATATACGGGTACGTGCAGGTATGCGTGTGAGGATTCTGGTATCTGAATACGGTGTTGATCAGGCGCTGTTGGTGGATGAATGCACTCATGACTTTGACGGAGCGGACCATACGATGACACTGGACTTGAGGGTGGTGTAAGAATGGCAGATTTATTAACTATGATCAAGCAAGCGGCAAAGGGAGCAGTTGATGCCAGCAATCCAACTGCCGTATTATTCGCAGAAGTTACAAACATAAATCCGCTGAAGGTAAACGTTGATCAACGTTTCACACTTCCTGCGGATTTTTTAGTTGTTCCTGAATCACTTACACGTCTGGAAATACGTTTAGGTGAACCAATTGTTATTCGACGCGGCTTAGAGCTCGGAGATAAAGTCCTGCTATTGCGCGTACAGGGCGGACAACAGTATATCATTTTGGACAGGATGGTGAGCGGCAATGATACCTGAACTTGATCCAGCATTGTTGGACCGTCCGTTGGACGACCAGCAGCTGCCATTATTGACTTGGCGGCTGGATATGGACAAAGGCCGGATAACTGGACGTATTGATGGATTCGATGCCGTCAAGCAAGCCATATTCAAAGCGCTTCAGACAATACGTTTCAACCATGATATCTATGATTCAGACTATGGACATGAACTGACGCTGCTGTTGGGCAGCAGCCCGGTATTCGCACAGTCTGAAGCGAAGCGTCTCATTACAGAGGCGCTTATGAGTGATGATCGTATTGAGGGGATCGATCAGTTAACAACGGAAATCAATGCTGACTATATTATGATTCGCTTCAATGTTAATACGATCTACGGAAATTTCGGGCAGGAGGTGAGCGTAAGTGTATGAACATATGACCTTTGATTTTATTCTGCAGCGTATGCTTGCTAGAGTATCGGACGATATCGACAAGCGTCAAGGCAGCGTTATTTATGATGCTTGTGCGCCGGCAGCGGCTGAGCTGGCACAGATGTATATTGATTTGGATATCAACTACAATTTATCCTTCGCGGATTCTACAAGTGGCGAGTATTTGAGCCGCAAAGCAGCCGAATTTGGCGTCAACCGCAATCCGGCTACAACCGCTGTAAGACAAGGGCTGTTTTATAACGAAGCTAACAACATTATGGATATTGCGATTGGAACGCGGTTCTCCATAGGAGGGCTTACGTATGTGGTAAGCCATCGTTCAGACAGACCTACCTCTACCATTCATCTGACTTGTGAGACGACTGGGACTGTTGGCAATGAGCAGTTCGGTGCATTATTGCCTATTGATTATGTGCCTGGATTAGCACGTGCTGTCCTATCGGATGTGATTGTTCCTGGTGAGGATGAGGAATCGGATGAGGCATTGCGGCAGCGGATGTACGCTGCAGTGAATGAGCCGCCATTTGGCGGCAATGCTGCGGATTATAAGCAAAAAATTAATGGCATCTCCGGTATTGGCGACAGCAAGATCTATCCGGCTTGGCAAGGCGGCGGGACGGTAAAGTGTACGGTCATCAACTCTGCTTGGCAGGTGCCGTCTGCTGCATTGGTGGACGAAGTACAGACCTATATGGATCCTACAGTCAACCGAGGTCAGGGTCTGGGACAAGCGCCTATCGGTCATGTCGTGACGATAGCGGGAGTGATAGGCAAAACGATTAATATTAAGACATCATTAACCTTGGCAAGCGGAGTATCTCCCGGCCAAGTACAACAGGAGATCGAGGCTGTTGTCTCAGGTTACCTGCAGGAGCTCCGGCATGACTGGGCCAATCAGCAGCAGCTTGTCGTGCGGACAGCGCAGATTGACGCTAGACTGCTTACGGTATCGGGCGTTGAGGATATAACCGATACCTTGATCAATGGCGCAGCAGCTAACCTTACATTAGGTTCAGATGAGGTGCCGCTAATGGGGACGGTGGTTCTCAATGCCTGATCGCATCCTAGGCCATCTTCCTGACTTCTATAAAGTCATTAAAGATTTTCAACAGCTGGATCATACAGAGTCGAATGAGCTGGATTCACTGCAAGATGCGGTGGACCAGCTTTTTAATGACCAATTTGTCATGACAGCTGGACAGCAATCGATTCGCCGGCGGGAGCAAATGCTGGGAATTAAGGCAGATCCCACGACGGAGTCGTTAGACTTCCGGCGCCGGCGAATTCTTAACCGTTATCAGACCAAACCGCCTTTTACTATTCGTTATTTGCAGCAGCAGTTGGACATGTTGGTTGGCCCGGGTATGACCATTGTATCCATTGATCCGCATGCATTCGTGCTTACGGTAACAACGAACTTGGATAACGCTAACGTGTTTCGTGAAGTATTGCATACGATTGATACGATTAAGCCTGCGAATCTGGTCTACCAGCAGAACACAGCAATCGCAGATGGCATTGGGCTGGATGAGTATGTAGGCAAACGAATCATAACTTGGAATTATAAACTTGATGGCTCCTGGAAACTCGGGGAGAAGCCATTTATCTCGCTAGGAGTGGAGGTGCCAGTGACATGATTGATTCCGGTCTACTGAATAGTATTGCGCTGCATGTAAACAGTAGAGTCGCCAAAGTGGTGATCAATGGTTCGTATGTTATTACTGACTTTGTAGTAAAGTCTGTATCTGACAATAAGCTAGTGCTTAATTACATTGTTCCTGTGGCGGATGTATCTCTTATCACTCTCATTGAGCTCAAAGATGCAGCCAATAAGGTGCTATCAAGTAGAACGGTAAATGTGCCTATTGCGGCCGACCATATGATGCTCCAGACCATAACGGTAAGGGAGGTGTAGTGACTTGGCAAAAACAGATTGGAAACTCACCGATACAGTCAGACCTGAGGATATGAATCAGATTGGCAAAGATATTAATGCCTTATCAGCCGACAATAGTGTCACTGATAACCAAATCGGTGATCGTACTATTTCGGATGCGGGAGCTCCAACTGGGGACAAAGGGAAGGTAACGGTATTGTTCGGCTGGCTTGCCAATATGATCAAAACGATAACAGGTAAGTCCAATTGGAGAACTGCTCCGCGTACAACTTTGGAAAATGCGGTAAAGCGCGATGGGGACGAACTGACGGGAAATCTCCGTATTACCAGAAACTCTGCTTCGTTAAATTTAAGAACCGCATCCGATACTTCTAACGCTTTTATTGGAGTAGGTCATGAAACTGCGACAGGAGCAACCAAATGGATAAGCGGCATGCATCCAAATAGCGGAAGATGGGGCGTCTACGATAACGCAGGTGATCGCTGGGGACTCTATATCGAACCTACTCTTGGAACAGATGAATTTAAATATCGCAACAACTCTGTTTATCATGCAGGGAATCACGGAAATACAGGTGACCCTCATACGCAGTATGCCCCTAAGTCAAATCCGACTTTTACTGGCACCGTTACGATGAGCGAGGCTCCTGTATCTACTTTTCTTTCAGCTCATACAGTAGCTAAGCCCTCTGATACGAATGGTTTTATGCGCGCCGTCATTTTACTCCATCCAATGTATAACGGAACGAACATCGATACTAATTACTGTGTAGGGGATTTCTTCGCGCATAGAGGAGCAACTAATACTAACGGCAGAGCCGCTCTCGTTAGTGTTAACTCTCATTCAGCTTACCAACAAACGAGAGTAAGTCTCAGCGCGCAGTCAAACTCCACCGCCGAGAGATACTCGTTCGTTACATGTACTTACGAGGGCGTTAAGTACGTCGCCCTATCAATTGCTTATGGGGCTAATAATTATGCGAATGGTATCTACTTCGAGGGATATGCTAGAAGCAGCGTTGGGAGAGAACGTCTGAAATACATTGAGTATTACAATGAGCAGACGTCTACCGCCACGCATCCAGAGATTAACGGATCAATTGCTCCTATAGATCCTGCAAATGTTCAGTTCATAGAGGCAGCCGCTTTCCTTGTTAATGGAAGTAATGTAATGACACAAGCCAATCATGGCGGTCTTGCTGATCCGCACACGCAGTACTTGCTTAAGACAGGCGGGACCATCACAGGGAATACAACAATGGATGCTGCGCTCACTTTTCCTGCAAGAACTGCTTCTGGCCTAGCGGCTTCAAGACAAATGATATTCCACTATAGAACAGCCGACGGAACCTTGAAGACAAACAATTTCTTGCAGGTTAATACTGAGGGAACGATTGCTTATTATAGAGACGGTTCAGGCGCAGCGATTCTGACTGACGCTAATCATAATAGTACAGGGAATCCGCACGGCCAGTATGCTCTCTTAACAGCTACACCGCAGAACCAGTATTACTCAGGGGACTTGAATAACCTAGTAAAAGCAGGTATGCACCGTCTGCAACAGACTCACGGGAACGCTCCTCCTGGCGTCTATGCTTACGGAAATATTCTTGTTCTTAGAGGCCCTAACAATGCAGACACCATTACGCAAGTTATTTTCCCGTACCAAGGAGCTAGTCAAGGAAACGTCATGCTTCGTAGTGGTAGCCCTCCCGAAGTCGGTGGAGGATCAACGTGGAATCCATGGATTAAGATGTGGACCGAAGGTAACCATGGCGCGGGGAGCGGTTTGCATGCGGACTTATTGGACGGATATCACGCCAATCTGAATGATGTAGCTAATACCGTTGCTGTTCGAGACGGTGGAGGCTCTATCACTACCAAGACGTTCAAGAGTACGGCAACAACCACCGCCGGGGGCGCCGTGCATCTTCTGCTGCATAACACCAACTCGCTTCGCTTTGCGGTTGGCTTAACAGATTTGGAGTCCGGCAGCAATTCTGGCTCTAATCTTGGTGTCTATAGATATAAAGACGATGGCACATATTTAGGACTCGCATTTACAATCAGTAGAGAGAACGGCGGCGCGTACTTTGACAATGTGTTATCAGCATCCAGACTTATCTCTCGTATCGGTCAAGGAACTGCTCCTTTAACCGTTTCGTCGACAACCAGAGTGGCGAATCTGAATGCGGACATGCTGGACGACTGTCATGCAACTTCAGTAGCGACGCCTAACACTGTAGCTATACGAGGTGCACAAGGTACATTGAAAGCAGCTGCCCCGCAAACTTCTGATGACGTGGTGACAAAAGGCTGGTTTGAGGGTGCAGTCATCCAGCCTACTAAACCAAGGACAGCGGATTTGGTTCAAGCCGGTGCGACATCCCAGACCTACTACACGCTGCTCGACGTCACTGGTGCGGGTATATTGAGCCGCGTCGTTTTGGCAAGTACAACACTAAACTATAACCTAACTATTCGAGTTACAGTGGACGGTGTAGTATCCAATCTAACGCCTGGAGGGACTATGGCCAACAGTGCAAGGGGTTTACAGCATACGTCTGGAACAGGATCTTATTCTGCTATGTACTCACTGGACTTCTTTACTGAGCTAGTCTTTTTTAGATCACTGAAAGTAGAAGTTATGCATTCTCATACTTCTACAGTGAATTTACACGCTTCAGCAGACTATGCGCTTAAATAAGGAGGGGAGATCATGCCTAATATCCCGAAGACAGCAGATGCTAGAGGTGAAGGGCTTGCTGAATTTGAGTCTATTACTATTGTGAATATCAACAATGTCAAAGGCAAGTTGAAAAGGGTATCTATCTATACGGATAGTACAACAATAGCCAATATGTATCTTTACATTTTGGTTTATGTTGATGGTGTGCATAACGGATGGGATGGCTATGATCTCAATCGCCATTTTGCAAGAAGCATAACCCGAAATGATTCTTACCCGTACAGCTTCGACCAACATTTAAACGCAGAGTTTACAAAAAGTCTGGAAATAAGGGCAATGCACACATACCCTGGCTTGAAGTTTTCTCTTCAAGGCTCCGCAGACTATATTTTGTATCAATAGGAGTTGATTGATCGTATGACGGCACCAAGTTATCGGGTAGAAGAAAATGGACAAGTTCTTATCGAGAAGTATCCAGGAGAATGGCATTCCTATGATACGCAATATCATATTCGGGCTGAATTGATAGAAGGGGGCATTCAAGCCCGTTTATTTGATTATTTGAATAAGCCAGCCACACTATCTGGTATCGAAATATCTTTTCAAATGGGAAATGACGAAGTCATTGTCGAAAGTAAATCAGGCATCGCTATTCTGACTACTGATAGCCCTATAACTCACGCTTTTGTAAGCTCACCAGGAATGCGCCCAGCAGAGATTGGCGAGCTGCCTGAGTTGTTATCAGGGAGCGAATTGACGGAGCTGCAAGCAGAGAACGCCATTCTTGGCGAGCTATTAGTGAAGATGGAGTTAAGGCTTCTTTCATTGGAAGGGAGGCGTGGCAGCTAATGACTGATTTTGAACGTGTGAAGTTCTATTATGAGAAGGGTTGGGCCCAAATTCCCGATTTGAGGCAGTATGTTGCTTTTAACAAGATTACGCCTGAGCAGTTCGGAATTATTACAGGTCAAGATTATTAGGCTCCGCATAGGCGGGGCCATTTTATTTTAAGTGGACGAGCAAGTAAATCATAACCGAAATTTTAAACTTGAGGGCTTGTAAAAGCCATTTATCTCGCTAGGAGCGGAGGTGCCAGTGACATGATCGATTCCGGTCTACTGAATAGTATTGCGCTGCATGTGAACAGTAGAGTTGCCAAGGTGGTTATCAATGGTTCATATGTCATAACTGACTTTGTTGTAAAGTCTGTATCCGACAATAAGCTAGTGCTTAATTACATTGTACCTGTGGCGGATGTATCTCTTATCACACTCATTGAACTTAAGGATTCGGCCAACAAATTGTTATCAAGCAGAACGGTGAACGTACCCATTGCGGCCGACCACATGATGCTTCAGACCATAACAATAAGGGAGGTGTAATAACATGGCCAAAACAGATTGGAAACTTGCAGATACCATTAGTCCTGAGGACATGAATCAAATTGGCAAGGATATTAATGCTTTATCGGCCGATAATAGTGTAACTGATAACCAAATCGGTGATCGTACCATTTCGGATACAGCAGCCCCTACTGGTGACAGAGGGAAGATAATGGTTTTATTGGGATGGCTTGCCAATATGATTAAAACCATTACTGGTAAGCCAAACTGGAGAACCGCTCCGCGTACGACTCTGGAAAATGCGGTGAAACGCAACGGGGATACGATGAGCGGGCCGCTAGTCATGGATACAGGATTGTCCAACGCATTGAGCCTTAAGGGCGGGATTTCGAACCATGTTTACATGCAGTACTTCTCTGATCGTGACAATCAAGACGTAAGAAGCGCGTTTACCGGTTTCGGAACCTCCAGCAATCCGCATTTCAGTATTGTTAACGAGCGAGAGAATGGGGAGATTTTGCTCAGTACCAAGAACGGTTCAGGGGCAGTCAAAATTAATTCAAACATTGCCCATCACGCGGGAAATCACAATAGCGCAGGAGACCCTCACTCGCAGTATGCATTAAAGAGCGCACCTGTATTCACAGGACCAGTAACAGAAGGGAATTCGTTTTCTAATTATGTGTCTAACTATCCTGTACTTGCTAATGGAGTAGATGGATCATATACGAGGGCAGTTATTCTATTGCATCAGGCTTATGATACGACCCGGATTAATTATAACTATTGCATCGGTGACTTCTTCGGACATAGGGGAGCTCCTTCGATGTTGTCCAGAGCGCCTCTGGCAACCGTACACTCACACTCTGCATATGAAAATACGAGAGTGAGTGTCCAGTCTATTGCAGAGCGTTGCACCTTTGTTACCTGTAAATACAACGGAGTGAAATACGTTGCCCTGTCTATTCCATACAATGCGATGGCTATGACTAACGGGATCTACTTCAGGGGATATATTTATTCAACCGCACCTGAAAGCCTGAAATATATCGAGTACTATAACGAGCAGACATCTACGGCTATCAATACGGAAATCAATAACAGTATCGTGGAGCTTCCTGCCAATAATATGCATTATATCGAAGCCGGAGGATTTCAAGTCAACGGAAGTCCTGTTCTGACTACCGCTAATCACAACAGCAGCTCTGATCCGCATAACCAGTACCTATTAAAAACGGGAGGGACTATGACCGGGGCGTTGGCTGTTAATCAAAGCGTCAGTGCCGGCAGTTCGGAAGGACGCAACTTGATAGCGGGGCCGTGGGGAGACGTTTCTTCTAATAGCGACGGACATTTTCTGATTTCTGGCAATGCATATACTACAGGGAATAATGAATACCGCTATGCTAAAACCCACTCCACTGTTGGAGCAAGAGGAATTAGGTTCTCTGCTTTTGGAGGAGGGCTGCATTTTTTTGAGACAGGATCTCACGCTACTACGGCGGATGTGGCGTTTACTCCTAGTTGGAAAAAAATATGGAATGAAACGAACATGGGTCGAGGCAGCGGTATGAATGCCGATTTATTGGATGATTACCACGCTTCCCAAGGGGCGGACGGGAATACGGTTGCTGCCCGTGATGGAGGCGGTTCACTGGTAGCGAGTGCGTTCAGGGTCCATAATCCCAATAATTCTTTGGCTCAAGCCTACCTAGGTTATTTGGATGACACAGCCAGAATTAGAGTGGGCGGAAGCGGTGTAGGAGCCAGCAGCGGATTTGAAATCCAGGGGGCCGGCGACAAAAAACTATTCCGGGCCTCTGACAACGGTCAGCTCACTTCATATGCGGCACAGGGGACATCGCCATTTGTCGTCTCATCCACAACCAGAGTCGGGAACCTTAACGCCGATATGCTGGATGATTGCCACGCAACTGCTCTAGCCACTCCAAATACAGTTGCGATACGCGGAGCGAGTGGGACTATTAAAGCAGCTGCTCCGCAAGCTGCAGATGATGTAGCTCGCAAAGCGGAGACGGATGCAGTGGCTCAGGCGTCTGTACCGCGTGGGGTTAACAACCAATCGCTGGCGTTCATCCAAACGTTGCTTATGCCGACCGATACACGGGCATGGTCGGTAACGGCGTGGGACGGAGACAAGCCTGCGACAATCTTGATTAAAGACGGGGCGACGACTGTCTGCACCCTTACGATGAGCTATAACGATGATAAGCCGGTGACGATGATCGCACAGGCTGGGGCGACAAAGGTTACATGGTCGGCCACTTGGAATGGCGAGAAATTGACAGGTTATACAAAGGCGGTGACATCGTGATTCCTACAGGATCGATTGATGGTTTTTGGATGGCACAGCTTCTTGGGGGAGGAGGTCCGAAGCTAAACGTATCTTCTAAGCCGACATTGCCAGTCAAGGGCTACGAGGGCATTGTCATGTTGTCAAACAATACTGCTCCAAACGTGTACTTTGATAGTTCGATCTTTTTGCCGAATCAGTTTATACCACCCAGCGATTTGAATTTTGGTACAAGCCCGGGTTCAGTAGACACCAGTGTTAAAGCTGTCTTTTATGGTGGTCTTTACTATTGCTTTACGTCACAAGGAGCCGTTACTACGTATAACCCAACATCTAAGGTATGGACTAACAAAGGCACTCTAAACCCGAAAGGGGATCTAGATGTCTATAAAAGCGATCTGATTATGTATACCCATAATGCCGTATACAAGGTTAATGCAAGTGATATGTCCCTAACATTGCTGTTTAACTATAGTGGACCGTCACCAAACGGAGAAATAGCGTTTGTAATCGCAGGAAATCTACTTTACGGATTTGGCGGGAGGTCTTCGAACAGCCCGCAAAGCACTGCCGGATATGTAAACTTAGACACAGGCGTTTATACAACTCTGCCTAGCTTGCCAAGCGTTCGGAGAGACGCTTCAGCCGCCTATTATGGGGGCTATTGCGTTATTTTCGGTGGGTTGAATTCTATTTCAACATCTAGTGACAATTACTTAAATACGTATCATAAATTTAATATATCGACAAACACATACACCACTCATACAGTTGCACCACCAGGAGTATTAAATCATCGAAAAAACTGGTGCACAGCAATGATTGGTGATAAGTTTTTTGTCGGCAGCAGGGTTGGTACGACAAATTGGTATAGCTCGATAAGTTGCTACGACTTTTCGAACGATACTTTTGTAAACATTCTGAATCAATCGGAAGGTAAGCAATACCCACTATTAATTGGTATGCAAGATGCATTGCTCTGCGTACCAAACGCAATTAATCAACCGATAAATGCGTACTCTCTAGTTTCTAAGCAATACGACGACAACACAATTGTTGTGTTAAAGCCTAGTGTACACACAGGCAGGTACTTAACTGAGTTCGTGAGCGCTCCAAAGCTTAAAGGGATTCCAACGCGTTTTGCCACTGGCTTTGATGATGTTTACTATTTCAAAGATGGCAAGATTCAGAACGTGCCTTTTTACTATGGAACCGGGAGTGCTTGGTCACAAATAAAATAAAGAGTGGTTTAAAAGGAACATTAGCAAGCAAATGTTGATGTTCCAGATTTGGTCGAGCCGATTCGCCATAAATATATGGACGGTAAATTAATAACCAACCTTGATTATAAGGATCGGGTCTGTAGCCAAAAAGGATTGCAAGACAGTAACTGTAAAGGAGGTAAAGTGACATGGCAAGAACAGACTGGGATTTAAATAAAACGGTAGGCCCGCAGGATATGAATCAGATTGGACGAGAGATTAACGCTTTGTACGAGGACAACAGCGTGACGGATGCCCGAATTGGTGACCGTACAATCTCCGACGCTGCCTCGCCAACAGGGAACCAAGGAAAATTAACTGTATTGCTGGGTTGGCTTGCATACATGGTGAAGTCAATTACGGGCAAAGCAGATTGGAAGACCGCGCCTCGCACAACATTGGAAAATGCCGTTAAGCGAGATGGCGATACAATGACCTCCCACCTAAACGTACAAACAGTGGGAGCCAGCGTAAGGCTCAAACCCCTAGCGGACACCGATACTGGGGTTCTCGGTACTCAAACACAAAGCGCTGATGGTACTTGGCAGTGGGGAACTGGCAGTCAGCCATCATCCGGAAAATGGGGTGTCTACGATTACCTCAACTCTCGTTGGGCTCTAGAAATCGGCCAGGGCTCGGATGCGAACAGCGGCTTGAAATATCGTACAAACACCGTCCATCATGCGGGGAACCATAACAGCACTGGAGATCCGCATACACAGTATTTGCTCAAAACTGGCGGGACAATGTCAGGGGTGCTGAAAGCAGCCCACGGTATCGATCAACGGCTTCCAGAGAATAGCTTTGGGCCAACTGATCTGCCATCGACTTATCCAACCGGAATTTCTATGTTTTTCATAAATAATGTGGCAGGCTGGCCTGGACCATCGAGTTACGGAACAATTGTGACGTATAAGGGGTATAGCAACAACCCAAGTACACAATATTTCTATCCGTACAACTCCGATGTCCCTATTCAATATCGCAACTCACTCTTTGGTAATAATACTTGGACAGCTTGGAGAACGGTGTTAGACAGCAATAATCATAACAGTACAGGGAACCCGCACACACAGTATGCGCTGGCTGATTCAACACCAGTAGCTAAAACTGCGAGCGGATCTTTAAATACAATCACCACACCAGGTATGTATAGGCTTCAACAGACTCACGCAGACGCCCCTAGTACAACGTATTCCTACGGGAATATGCTTGTTCTCAGGGCTTCGAATGCTGACACGATTACTCAGATGATCTTCCCTTATCAGGGACCAGATGTAGGCAAAATTGCATTCCGAAGCGGAAATCCAACCGATGTTGGAGGAATCTCTACTTGGTCTCCCTGGAGGTTAATCTGGAATCAGGCGAATATGGGTGCTGGAAGCGGAATGGATGCAGATATGGTGGACGGATACCATGCAAGCATATCCAGTGCAGCTAACTCTATCGTTGTGCAGAACACTGATGAAAGTATCGGTGTCAAATTTGTAAAGACAGTAATACCTACAGTCAACGGCGGCAACTTACATTACCATCTGCGAAACGGTTCAGAAGCAATATCAGCGCTTCGATTCGGAATTGGCTTGATTACGGAGGAATCGGGCTCAAACTCGGGCTCTGACTTTGGAATTTGGAGATACAACGACACTGGAGCGGGATTAGGCAATGTGTTGCTTATTAACCGATCCACTGGCAACTCAACCTTCTCTGGTATCGTCTCAGCGCCAAGATTCAACTCTTCTATTGCAACTGGAACAGCTCCGTTGTCCGTATCGTCAACTACTAGAGTTACTAATCTGAATGCAGATATGCTGGATGATTGTCATGCAACATCTTTAGCCACTCCGAATACGGTTGCGATACGCGGAGCAAGCGGGACTATTAAAGCCGCTGCTCCGCAAGCTGCAGATGATGTGGCACGCAAAGCGGAGACGGATGCAGTGCAAAGTAATTTGAATGTTTTTCGTCTTAATCTGCAACGATCTATTACTCAAGGAGGAATGATTTAATATGGCGATCGGAGATCGTACACCCGCTGAAATTATAGCCCCTGTTGCTTTAAGTGCTACGGCAACGGCAAGGTATACCAATAGTGCGGCGAATAGGACACAAGTTACCGGGATTTGGCTTAGCAATAACGGGGCATCCGAACGTAAGGTATCTCTTTACAAAAACGGTACGGCAACTGTAAATATGATCGCTAGCGCAATTGTATTGCCGGCAAGCGGTTCGATTTTTATTGATTTGGCAGGTAAAGCCCTTGTATTTACAGGTACGCAAACACTTGCTGCCAAACAAGATGCCGGTGCAGATGTCACAATGGCTGCTTATGGCATTATTGAACAGATAGCATAGGAGGCGCTTCTATGGATAAAAAGTTTGGCGGGGTTACAGGATTTAATGACGCTATATCTGGATTTGATGGCGGCAATTCGTCGACTGGCCCTACAATTAAATTCGTAAAAGTAACGATAGCTACTACAGCGCCTGTATCGCCATCCGTCAATGATTTATGGATAAAGGATACGGACACAGGCGGTAAAATTATATTTGATACGGATAAAGCAATACCCGCGGTGGGGGACTACTTTATCCGAACATATGAAAAAGAACAGATCGCGAAAGCCTCGGAGCTGAAAATGAGTAGATATCATGCTCCAGTTCAACCGGAAACTCCTGATTTAACTGAACATGGAAAGTTTGCATACACGATGACGGACTTATTTGATGTTTACGCAAGGCTCGGTCAAGTCTGGAAACGTACAACAACAGGCGAAGTGATGCTTGCCGCAAGCCGCTGGACTGGAGCACAGTGGGAGACGATTTCAAGTGTCAATGTACTTTTCATTGTAGGTGTTCAGAATGAAGGTATTCAAGTTCGCGAGTTAATAGGTGGAGTTCCTGTAAGGTCTGACTCTACTGCACATTTTAGCCACATTGCTGTCGATCCTGATAGAGGGAAAATTTTCACAACAAGTAATTCAACCAGCGGGCAAATCTATTGTAGAGATCTGCAAACCTTTGAACACTATTGGACGGCATCGTTCTCAGGTGATACGGGTTATAACAATAAGGTGATAATTAGTTCTAATGGCAATGTATGTGCTGCAAATATAGGAGGTTCAGCCAAATGGAATATGTTTAACACTAATGGGGGCAATGTTTATTCGTCTTCAATATTCTCAAATGGTATAATGTCACACGCAGCTGATGGTGTTAGGGATATATACTTTGTTGTAGGAAACAGCTCACCTTCAACAATATCCATTAGGAATTCAACCGGCGCAGCCTTAACAACTCAATCTATATCGAATTATGTTTCTGATATAGCAGTTGATTCTCAAGGCAATGTTGTGTTGGTGTACAATTTTGGCACAGGAAGAATAGCCAAGTGGTCGGTTGTGAGCAATGGTTCATCGTATACTTTATCGCAGGTTTTTACGGGCGTTGGACTTGCAGGCTCATACAGTAATGTAGCCATTGATGAAAATGATGTAATTTACGCTTACTGCTATGATCTATTTAAAATCACCAAGGTGTCAAGCGCAGGGACGGTGCTAAGCGATACAGATATTTTACCGCACTTTTCTTGGCAGCCAAGTAAAAATCAGAGGGATCCCAAGCTCTATGTAACTGGAGAACATGTCATTTTAAAAGTGTCGGAAGCAGTATCCAATGGAAAGATGATCGTTCTTATTTTTAATAAAAATACGATGTCGCTTGTTTCTTCATATAGCTATACTGGGGCGAATCCACATACTTGGGGCCTTGCTACAACAATAGGTGACGTCAGAAATTTTCGGAATAAATTTTAATTCAGGAGGCTAATAACTATGCCGCTTATTCATTATGATTCTGCTGAGGATATTAGTAAAACAAGGGTAGTGACTATTCATTACCGTCCAGACTTGCTTAGCGAGGGGGAACGGGCTGAATTTTCTAAAGAAGTTCCCTTTGTCCCTGAACCGGAGGATAAGGAAGGCAAATATGCTGTTCTTTACATTAACCGAGAGACGAATGAGTTATGGTATGAGTACTATGACGCTCCCCTTTCGGAACAAGAAAGAATGGAATTGCTTGAACGGAAATTGGCTCAGAAGACAACTGAAGTGGAAGATCTATATTTGCTTATGGCTGATTTCATTGCAAAGGTATAAGAAAGGGGCAGAGCATATGTTGACACAAATTGAAGTATCGGTAATCGCCCAGGCCTGTACGATCCGCTATGATCGGGGCGAGACAGACATCCAGTCGGTAGTCGAATCCTATGGATTCAGTGATGATCATAACGCCCTGGTTTTTGCGACTATTCTATCCAAGCGTCCTGATATCAACTTATAAAAAACAATGCCGAGGTTTGCAAAAGCATAACTCACAGCATTGTTTTTTTAATTTTGTAATTAACAAGGTTCCGCAATTGCGGGGCCTATTTTCATGCAGAAAGGGACGATGATATGCCAGACATGCAAAATGAAATGCTGCAGCGCCTGACGCGGGTCGAGACAAAGGTTGACGGCATGGACGGCAAGCTTGACCGCGCCATCACGGCGAATGAAATGGCGGTGGAAGCACGCGCTTCTGCTGCCTTAGCCCATCAGCGCATTGATAAAATCGAAGATAACCAAAAGTGGCTGTGGAGGACAATGGTTGGTGCTGTGCTCGTTGCTGTTGTTGCTTTTATCATTGGCGGGGGACTTCAGTTATAGCTCTGCAGAGAGACGACCGTCTCACGCTGTACTAACTATTCCAGGGGGTGATCAGGTTGAGACTTATCGGAGAATTAAACCCGGAGCTTGTAATTGATCCAGGACATGGAGGCAAGGATCCGGGAGCGAGCGGGAATGGCATTGTCGAGAAGCTGATGACGCTCAACATCTCGCTGTATCAATATGAGCGGTTCAAGCAATTAGGCGTTAAGGTAGCATTGACGCGGGACAGTGATGTCACGCTAGACAGCTCGGTGCGATCCTCGCTGGTGAAAAACAGCGGGGCCAAGTATTGTATCAGCAATCATATCAACTCCGCTGCATCAGCAGTTGCTGCAGGTGTTGAGACCATTCATAGCATCTATAACGACGGGAAGCTGGCAGCGGCTCTTATGCAAGCCATTGCAGACGCTGGCCAGCCTAAACGTTCAACGCCGGTATACAGTAAGATGAATGCTTCCAATGGCGACTATTACTTTATGCACCGTCAGACGGGAAATGTATCTACCGTTATTGTGGAATACGGTTTTTGCAGCAACCCCGTTGACGCAGCGCGCCTGTTAGCCAATTGGAAACGCTATGCCGAGTCTGTGATGAAAGCGTACTGTCTATTTAAAGGCCACAAGTATTCACCACCTGTTGATACATCCATACCGCCTGTGATACCGCCAATATCTCAGCCTACCCCTCCCGTGCAATGGGTAGAGGGATTCTCTGATATTGCCGGTCACTGGGCGGAGAGCTCTATCGTGAAGGCGAAGCAAGCGGGGATTATGAGCGGCCTATCAGAAGGCATCTTTGGCCCCGAACAGCCGATGACCCGCGCACAAGCCGCAGTATTGCTGGACAGGCTCGGATTGTTGAATAGGAATAAGGGAGGCAACCCGGAACATGAATAACGAAATCATTCAATTTATTACAGAGCAAGCGCTGGTGCTGATGCCGGTGCTTTTTGTTATCGGTCTGCTGCTGAAAAACACCCCATGGTTGGCGGATTGGGCGATTCCGTGGGTACTGCTGGTGCTTGGCGTGACAGGAGGCATCTTAATTGTAGGCGATGCGCTTCAAGGTATAATCCAGGGCATTCTTGTTACGGGGGCGACCGTATTAACCCACCAGCTTGTGAAGCAGACACTAAGCAAGAACTGA